CATTTCTCTTTGATTTCGTAAGAATTCTTCTTCAGACATATCAAACAAATTATGAGCTATCCAGCGCTTGCTAAATATTCCTTCTACTGCGCGACTAGCGACGTTGAACTTCGTGTCCCAGTATTCTAATTCCTGAAGTTCTGCTATCTTAGAAGGATTGTTTAATTTAAGGTCAAAGCTTAATAAGTCGTCTCCCCTGAAACCTAACGTATAAAGATGAATTATACCAATTTTCTCCAATTCAGTTATAACGGATCTTTGCAATCTCTGTATGGTGCGCGCAAAACGAATATCTTTTTGTGCCAACGTTGCTTTATCTTCAGGTGCTCCCTCTCGTGACAAATAAGAAGCTGGTACTTTTATTGCTGAAAATAATTTATCTCTCAAATATTTAACATCTTCAATATCGCCTGTATATTTTCCTCCAGCTAAAGTAGTCACGTCGGTGCCAATTCCACCACGTACAGGAATAAAGTAATCCTCTTCGATACTTAAAGGATTATATCTTAAATCAACTCTTCCCGTATCCGGATCAACAACTTGGTTCCTTTTCATGGAAGTTATAATGCGTTGCATATATTGTTCAACATCTTGGGGGGGAATATTCCCAACATCTACTTTGAATACCCTTCTTTCTGGAGCGCGTACGATCCTGTAGGCCATCATTGCGTCTTCCAAGAGAATCAATTGTCTCCATATTCGTCGTGCCGAATCTAAAACGGATGTACCGTAGGGAGCAAATTTATCATTTCCTAAAATTCTAAAATGCCCAACTTGCCAGTTTTCAAAGGTGACACCGCCTGAGTTCCATTGGTACTGTATGTAATTCGGGTTATCTTTATCTTCTCCCTCCAGTCTTTCAACCTCTTTAGTCGGTAAACCAATAACTTGCTTTATTCCAGAATCCGAATCGATATCCAAATACATGAAAAAGTCACCATATTTGCACATGGTACGACACCAACCAAATAAATTATATTCTAAATTTAAAACATTGTAAAAAAGAGTATCCAAGATACCTTTAATTTCTTCATCGTGAGTTTTTATCTGAAGCATCTTTTTAACGCCAGTGTGCGTCGTCATTTCGTCAGCATAAATATCTAAAGCGGAAGCTAGCTCGGGTGTGTATTCCATTTGATCAAAATCAGCATAACGTTGCAATCGCGATTGTGCGGCCATGGCCAATGAAGAAATATTGTCAAAAGGATTATATCCTATCCTTTCAAATTTTTGACCTGCAACATCCTTGAATGTTTTTGAATATTTATCCAATCGACGGCGGCGAAGCTGTCTAGGATTCTGAGAACGATAATTTACAATTGGTCCTGAAAATAATCTCGTAAGTCTTTTGTATAGGGGTGAATCAGAATTTCTAGGATTTTGTGTATTTTTTGTATCAACCATTTAACTTATCCTTTTAATAACCAACTGTATTCATTCATTTGTTGCTTCTCGTCAATTGCTTTCTCAAATAGTTCTCTGCTTTTATTTTGCTCTTGTTGACCAGGAAGATTTGTATTTAACTCTGTCTTGTTTATTATTATACAGTTTAAAAATGCCTTTTTATACTCCATATCTCTTTTATTCTCGATTAATACTGTATCCCTGACCCAACAGCCAATTGCACAAGCCATAATTAAATCATCATTGTATCCTCTCTGGGCTTCTGGTTTTCCATTTTTCCAAATAAAAGTATCTAATTCATTAATTAGTCTTTTAGAATAAGTAGTAAGCAATTTATTTCTTATATATTCTTCGAATTTGGCCACAATCAAAGGTCTGGTTTTTGATGAAGTAGTAAAACCTGCAATTGCAGAAGAATTTACTTCACCCTGATATTGGTCAACATATTCATGAGTTGATTTAATTGAATAATATATATTTGGATATGCTTTATCATTTAATTTTTCCAGTACTGCGAACCCAACACTATTATTTTCAACCACCACCATTGCATTCCCGTATTCTCGGCCGGCGGTGTAAATTATCTCTGAAAACAGATCAGGGGTTACTTTACCTTGGTATTCTGCAATAATTTCCATCGTTTCTAACTTAAAAATATGAAATGTACTTGAATCTGCACCGTCTCCACGTGCGACGTCGGCAACCAATAAATAAGTATTTTCCGATTGGCACTCTTCCCATATCCAATAATTTCTGTCTACTCCAGTTCTATATTTTGGGTCTCTAACGTTCTTCTTTAATCTTTGTATATCATCTCCATCGATAACAGTTTCGCCAGAAGTGTTGAAATTACATTCATACTCTTGCGCAATTTGTCTTTTGCTCATGTTTTTGGTTTCAGTTTCAAACCAGATTTGATCGCGCTCTGGATGTACACTCCAATGAAGATTCACCGGAAAGAACTCATTTTGGCCAGCATCTGCTTTAACATACGTGTCGTGGAACCAGTCCCCAACGCCATATGGAGTTGACAAGGCGATGCATCGGCCACCAGTGGAAATTGTAGGATAAAGGCCGGTCCACAAATCAGTTAAATTATCAATATGCGCTGCCTCATCAATAACTAAAAGAGACAACGCTTCGGAACGTCCTGCATCGCCAGAGGTGGAAGAGGCTTTAACCTGCGAACCATTGCTCAATTCAAATGAATTTTTGTTATCCACATCGATATTGGCGATTTTTAGCCATGGAGGTAAATGTTTAATAATTCCCTTAACTTTGCGCACAAGATTAGCTGCAGTATTTAATTTTGTTGCCACAATGAGGACATTTTTATCACGATGAAACAACAGCATCCACGCAATGTAACCAGCAACAATTGTAGATATTCCCAACTGGCGCGCTTTTAAAATAATTGTAAATCGGTAATCATTGAAGGTTTCCAACAATTCAGTTTGGTAATCATATGTTTTAAAAGAAATTAAGCCCTGGCCAGGGTGAGGTATTTTGGCATAATTGTTATTAAAATAATTAGGGTTCTTTCCGCACTTTAAGATTTCTTTTAAAATCTCTTTCTTGGTAAGTTTGTAACTCATTAAGCATTTTTTCTAGTTACATTACTGGGTTTCTTCGCGCCACTATATTCTGATTTGCCTATTTTTAACCAATCCTCAATCGCAGATCGTAGTTTGTCTTCATGCTCGCCGGGAGAATTTACACCAAGCGCTTCTATATCCTTCATCCCCCCAATTGTGTACACCTTGACACATTGACACCATGTTCTAATGCGGGACATGTTTTGAAGAAGAATATTGGCCGGGCCGTCAACAGTTAAAGTCAATGTATCACCAGTTATTTTCTTGTATTCCTTCTTGAGAAATTTAGCAATATCAGAATATGTTTGTTCGATTTCATCAGGTAACTTAGAATTGTGAACGGCTTTAAGTGGCAGTTCAGATTGATAACTCACGATAAGTTTTGGGCCAGAAATGCGTACTTTGAAACCATCGATTACTCTCGAATCATTAAGAGGGCATCCCTCTTCTCTAGTTAGTCCAATTTGTTTCGTTTCTCCGTCGGGAACAAACCTCTCGTCGTGTGAGCCATCATACGCATTTGCTGCAGCCTGATTGATCCCTTTTATAATCTCGTATACAGTTGCCATTAATTTTGCTCCTTTGACGTTTTCTCTTCTTCTCTCTTCTTCTCTTCTTCGAGTTCAAGATATTCATGCGAAAAATAGCGAGGATCAATTCGTTTCTTGTTCTTTCTTACAATTCGTTTCTTCATCTTTTGGTCTCCAGCCTTCTAACCAGCGTTCTTCGCGATGTTCAACCCACTGAATATAACATTTGAAACAACATTCAAACTTATTCATATAAAGGTCGTCTTTCAAATCAAAAGAGAATGCTTCGCAAGCGGGGCACTTTCTTTTACTTTTCCTAGTAATTAGATTCTTGGGAAGGAAAAACCCGTCTTTCTCTACTTTCTCTTTTTGTTCTTTCTTTTTATATTCTTCTTTATAAAATTCTTTTAGCTGCTCAAGATATTCTTTTTCTTTCTCATCAGTCCAAAAAGACTTCGGATTTGCGACTGCTTCTTTGCCATATTTTTTCGCAATTGCCTTTTCTATTTGAGCAACTTTATTTAAATCATCAACTTTCATATTTTATCAGTCTGGGTTCCATCTGATTACTTGGTCAGCGGCGATTTTGTACTCAGCGTTACTATCAGTTGCACCACTACTCCTATCTAAATCGCCAACCATTTGAGTATATTTTCCAAAAGCACCCAAAGTTGTGTTGTTATTGTTGTCACAGATAAGAGTAGGACCATTAGACCAGTTACCACTACGCGTACTTCCAAATCCAGTATAATTATCACTCACCGAGTTGATGAAGGCAGAAATATTACCACCGCCTGTATCGTGTGCATAATTGCCGGGTGCCAATCCGGTAGCAGTACCATCGACGTCTCCCCAATAATGAACAGAGTTATACCCGCGCAGGGCTTTAAAAAAAGCTACAACTGGTTTAGTATCGTTATCTGGTTCATTCGGTATATAACCACCACAATAACTCCCTCCAAACTTTAGGTCATCGGCTGCACTATTATCATACAGTAACACTCTCATATAAGTATAAGTTTGTGTTCCAGCTGTATTTTGATAAGTATCGGTATTTGCGCACGAAAAATACCATGTATCAGCGGTGGTCGGTTTCGCATAGTTCCATTGTTGTGAGGGTGTCGTTTGATTTGAACCAAAAGGATCGCCAGCGTCATCATTAGCTTTGGTAAATCCCCCCAACCATGAAACTTCAGCTTTACACTCAGCGACTTCATCATCAGAAACATCTGTAGCTTGAAACTTTACTTGCCATCTATCGCCGCCAGGATACTCATTTACAGGCTCTACGATGATGTAATCATTGTCCGATCCAAAACCAGCAGATAAGTCCCCATGATCTTGAACCTGAACTGCACCACCAGATTTAACCCCAACATATCCTCCCGATCCACTAGCAAATCGGACGATGCCAGATTGCGTACCACTAACAAAAGTGTATAACTTCTGTAGGAAAAATTGCCAAGTTGCTGTACTGTTACTTACTGCTGCGTGTTTTTCTGCCATTTCTTTTCTCCTATGCCGGTACTAACATTACTAAACTTCCACTGGCATTTAAAGCGTAAGCGAGATTCGGGTTAGCGCCCCCTGAAAGTATTTGACTATTTTTCATACCAAAAGGCGCAACATCAGACGTTGCTTTTATCAAGTGAGGGTTGACTTTTGTGCCGGCACCTACATATAAATAACCTACCTGTATGCCAGGATTTAACCTTCTCGCGTCTTTAGACGCCATTAGGTACTCCCGCTAATTCTGTTTACATATCCCATAACGGTTACATCGTTGCTGTAAGAACTTCCATCCAAATATGCTGCAATTGTTCTTTCATCAGAAGCGCTTCCCGTTTTACCAGCAACCAATCCCGGTATAAGTAGCGTTAATCCACTGCGCGCAGGGATTTCCTGAATAATTTCGTAGGTACTCCCAGTGTACCCAAACTGTATTGCCATATTTCTGTTGGTGTTTGAAACGTTAGTCGCGTATAACCACACTTCATCTATTTCTGTTGAGCCGGAAGGAATTGTGTGTATCTTAGTTCCAAATTCAGGAGCGCTCGGAAAGCTAGCGCTACCCATTATACCAATAGGTAATCCATAAAATATACCTGTTGAACTACTAAAAAATTGTTTACTAAAAGTTGCCACTGCTTAAAATATTTCCTGCTGTATCACTGCGTCTTCAGTAGCGAAATTAGCACTAATTGTTATGGCGCTCCCCGCGCCGCCATCAGTAATGGTAATATTGCGCCCCTGAGTTAAAACTCTTTCGGCGCTCAAATCACCATCTGTCGCCAATACAACGTATTGAGCATCCGTGGGCGCCCCTGAGCCGCCGGCGGCTGCTATAGTTATATCGTTAGTATTCGCCGTTAAAGTTATATTGGAGCCCTCGACCAAAGATTTAAACTCCAGATCAACGCCAGCCTTTTGCTTAAAGACACCATCGCCGCTTCCAACATTTGAAGCGGTGTTAACTTCGCCTGAGCCGCCACCGCCGGATGCGCCGCCATGCAACTTAATAAGCTGCACTAACTGCGACATTGTGAGATCTTTTACTTGCATTATTTTGCCTCCTGTACAGCATATATAACTGCGACTGTCAAAGCGATTCCAGCCAGAGCGCCACCGGTGAACCACAGAGCAGAATAATCTGTTTTATCTTTCATCGCTAAATCGGACAACCTTTTTATCTCATCATCCTTAATAGTAATTATGCCATTATATTTCTTTTCAACAGTTTCCAAAGAAACTTTTGTAGAATCCAAAAGCAATTGCATTCTCGCCGCCTCCTTATCAACTGCAAACTTAATTCTTAATTCACATTCTTTTCCGGCAAAGCTTTTATCAGAAAAAACTTGTGCTGCTGCTAATGAGTTTAATAATACACCAGAATAAGGAGCTTTTTCACCTTTTTGTATGCCAGTTATTTGTGGAGTTGGTTTCACATCAGATACTTCAGGTGGTTCAGCAAATAAATGTGCTGGGAATATTAAGCAAAATATTAGTATAATTGGTATTAGTTTCATTTTACTCCACATAATCTATTCCATATTTCTCGGCAAGCATTTTGGCCAATCCATCTGGATTATCGTTAAATTCTTCTACTAATTTCTTGACTTCATTTTTCTTTTTATTATCTAACTTTTCTTGATTCTCTTTATATTTTTCTTCAAGCTCTCTTATTATAACAGCATACTTCTTTAAGATTTCATCCCTTTTTTGAATTTCTTCTTTATGCGCCTTATTAATTGTTTCAATTTGTGCTTTATAACTGCTATCCCTAATCGCCAGTACAGCTTCAGCCTCATTTCTTTTCCTCAGTATAAGCCATAAAAAAAGGGTGTAGGCGATCACCGCTGGAACATACCAGTTGTGCTTCACCCACACCCATATTTTCTTAAAGGCTTTTTTAATTACCAATAAAGTCATCACTTCCCGTGCTTCCACACAGAAGCAATATCAGCAAGCCCTTGCGTGCCGATATAAACCAATGAAATGGCAACCCAATCTGAAGATGTTAGAGGTACACTGTCCATAAACATCAAACCGGTTGCAGTCAACCACACCATCAACTTGCGAGAAATGAGCTTGTTAAAACTCTTGTCTAATAAATGTCTCATCATGATACCCTCACTCTTCCTTTCTATTAAATATTACATACAAAATCCAGAGAGCAACGAGGCCAACAAGACCTTCACTACCCAAAGACTTAGTAAGAGCAACAATGTTGCCAACTACGTCAACTGGAAAAAATGCAACATTGGCACCAAAAAGTACCTGTAAGACGACTGCTAAAGCAAGAACTGCTAAACCAACCTCTGTCAACTGTTTGCACCATCCGGTGGCTTTCTTCAAAATATCCATAACAAATTTCCCTCCTTTA